GTTTGTCACGGCCTTTGCAATATCTTCAATGGTATGCGTTTGTCCAGCGTGAAGCAATGCCGCCTCAAGGTAAGGCTTGCATCGCTCCCAGTGCTGAAGGTCAAACTTTGTCATTGAATGGAAAGCAATCCATTGTTTGCGGCTTGTGGCGTGAAATTGGATAAAAGACCTTGCAGCGGCGTTCCACTACCAAGTTGCCCAAGATAGTAGTTATATGGCTGCAAAGTCATATTCTGTGCGGCCTGGTTGTAGCTTGAAAATAGCTGCGCTTCTGGTGATGCGCTAATCGACTGGCGAATATCTGACAGCGGAACGCCTTTGTTGTACTCGCCAAGCCAGTAACCGTAATCGGCTTGCGTTGGCATCCTTCCAAGCGACATTCGGTAAGTGCGATTTAGCAACGCTTCGGGTGATGTGGCGATTGATTCCTGAATAGCGCCAGCATCAATACCTTTGGCGAGTTCACCGCCCCAGTAATTCAGATCGGCTTGCGTTGGTGCGCGCCCAAGTAAACCTTGGTACCAACCCGTCACTTGTTGATCGTAAGGATTGACAACGGGTTGCGTCGGAACATTCAAAAGGCTATCCGTTACCGACCCGCCGGGTAGTAAAGTGGAACGATCATCAATGAAATTATCCTTGCCCATTTCGAGCAAACCCGTGTTGCCGCCAGTAGTGGTTGATGTGCTTGTTCCGCCAGTGGTTACAAGTTGCTGATTAATTGCTCCTTGGTCAACAGATTGCTTAATGTCCTGCCCTACTTTTACCGTGTCTTTGGCTGCATCCTTTACATTCTGATCGTTAATTTGTTTGCTCTGATCCTTTGGCTGCGTCTCGGCTGGCTCAACGGCTGGCCGCCACTTCTCACCGGATGGCAATGTGTAGGGCGTTACTTTGCCCGTGTTGGTGAACAGTAAACCTTCAGGCCCAAAACCGTAACGCGTGTAATCGCCAGCGTATGGCGTATAAGTCCTTTCCGCCAAACCTGTCTGGGTAATGCCTTGCGTTGTACGTTTAGCGCCCGCTTGACGCGCCGCGTTAATATCAATCTCTGATTGCGCTGAACGTAGAAACTCGCTGCGCAGTTTCTCTGGGCTTGCTAACTCGTTTTGCGCCCAATCCCAGTATGCGGTTTCATTGGGTTGCGGTGCGCGTCCCAAGACTGACGTGTAAAGCTCAGGTATTGCGTCACGCAAAAACGCACTACGCAACTGTGCTGGCGTCCACTTTTCGTTGTTGGCGGACATAAGCCACCAATTAACCTCATCGTCACGCGGCGCTCTGTTGAGTGCTTGCTGGTACAAAGCCTGTATGTCTTGTTTCGTTGCCATGTCTACCTCTAAATCGACGTTGCACTGATGACGCCAGAATTATTAACCGTGATGCTATACCGCGTTCCGTTTGGCGAGCGAAGGATCAACCGCATACCCTCCACAAACTCAACGTCTTGCAACTTCTTTAAGTTCAACGCATCAGCACTTTCCAAAGCGCGGTTGCGTTCACGCTCAAGCGGTTGCGAATAAGTATTTGGCGGCGTCGGTAATCTCATCGCCCGCTACCTGGTACAGCATCCAAACGGATCGTGCCAACACGCCAATCAGCATCAGCATTACCAACCACGCGCATTGCTACTTGGCGGCCCGTGAACCGTGCATTCGTGTACGGCTGCATGGTGTATGGGCCATAAGTTGTGCTTGATGATTCCGGTGTTGGTTTCGTGTAAAACGTCAACTTCACTTGACCTTGTGACTTTTCATCCGGCAATATTTGCCGCACTGCCATAAAGCGATCACCCGTTGACAGTTCAACCGGGCCTGATTCCGCGTAACGCGTGGACGTTATTGGAGTTCCGTTATCTGTCCATCCATTTTCATGTTCGTACAGATAACCATCCGTGCCAACCGCAAGCGGATTTGTGAATACACCTGAATCCGTCCAGCATGTGCGGGCTAACGCGCCAATTGACCAATGGTTCTCGCGGTAATTCCAAATGATGTACCGATCACACTCATTGCTATCGGCTGACGGGTAAAACCACCACACTTCGCCAAACGCTGAATTGTGGCCTGAGTAAATCTTCGCCACTTGATCAAGGTTGATGTCCGTGAACACATAATCGCCAACTGAGCAAGGTAACGGTTGCAGCTGACCGTTGAATAGGAAAAACGATTTATCGCTCATCCATACCGCGCCACCCTCAATCACGGCAACGGCTTGCGGGCCAATCAAACCGCAAAACGAACCCACTTTTTCCTGACCATAAACCAATGGCGGCCCCAGGTAATTCATCACGTGAGCATCAGTCTCGGTAAGGATTAACACCTGTCCGCGAACGCGCTTTGCCGCCAGGATGCGGCCGTTAGTCTGTAGCTCTAACGATCCCGCGGTATTCGTTCCTGATGGCGTCCAAACCGTGTTGTCCTCTTGATCTGACCATTGCACTAAACGCGGGTTACCGCCAGCGCCCAAAGCAAACAGATAACGCTCTGGCGTGACAATGAGCGCAGTGTTATCGGTTGGCGCGTTTGTGATGACAGCGGCAAGCGATCCAACGTTGTTTTGCCACTCGTAAAGTTTTCCGTCTGAATTGGCACACGCCACAAGATACTCGCCCCAGTTATCAAGCGACCAGGTTGTGGCATCGAGTTCCGCGCCAACGCTTCGCTTCGTTCCGTAAGTGGATGCGCCGTAATTGGCTGCACCGTAACCGTAACCCGTAAACGATGATGATCTTCCAGTAATATAACCAGATGGCGTGATGTTGTAAAAGTTGCCGCCATTCCAAACGTAAAGTCTGGAGTGCGTTCCCACGGCAAGCCAACGGTCATAATCGTTATCCCGCCAACTGAACATGCCACGCGCCGAACCTGTAAACGTATCGCCTGACGCTTTCACCCACCCGCCAACAGGCCGCATGGTTCCCTCGTACCACCGAACCAGATTGGCGTCCCAATACCTACCCGCGGCCTGGTAATTGGTGCCGTTCCGGTATACGCCTGGTGGTATTTTGAGTGGTGCAAGCATGTTTATCTCATCATAAGTGCTTCAGCTTCACGCCTACGCGTTAAACCACGCATCACACGTCCGCGTGCCTTGTTCCACTTCACGCACTCCTCGCGCGCACCTGCCCAATCGCCTGCGTCGATGCGTCGCTTAAACGTTGAGATCCGATAGTTCCCTAACCCGCAATTGTATGCCCACGACAGGACAGCTGCGAATCGGCGTGGCGCGGCGGAAACAAGCCTCGGTGATAGTTTGATGAGTCCTGTGGCAAAGTGAATTAGGTGAGCCTCTAAGCGTTTCTCGCATTCCGCCATCGACCAAACAGTTGTTGGCGTTACGTCTGGGCCTGTTGTCCCGAACCCTATCGTGTAAGGATCGCCATTGGAACCGGGATCGGGATACGCGGCAACCATACCGTTTGGCAATACCTTAGCGCAGCCCTCAAACGGAACCACCAGTAAGTCTTTGGCGATCTTGATTGCCTCTTTCATTGTTTCTGGTACTTCTCAATGGATCGGCCAACAAACCAGAATGACACGCACATCGTGAAAAGGCCAAAGTCATCCGAGTCCCATGATTGGTTTAACACGTCCTGCCAACTCGCTTGCGATTCAAACGCTAGATAGATGGCGGCAACCTTCACGGCTGCGTACATAAAGAAGAGCGACCAGGTGATACCGGGACGGACTAGCGCGGATATAGCCGCCACGAACCATCCAGCTGACTTGGCGGTTTCGGCTTGCTCTTCAAATGCGGCCTTGATCGTATCAAGTTGCGCAATGGAATGGTCAACGTACTTCTCTTCCATCTTGAACTGACCGCGCATCTTCTCCAAATCGGTTTGGAGTTGAAACATATTCAGTTCGTGCTGCCGTTCGTTCTTTTTATCCATGAACTTTAAGATCTCTGGCGCAAGCCTGAATAGGCCGCCAAAGATCGAGCCAAGAAGCCCACCGGATAACAGGTCAAACATATCAGTGCAACTTAAACGTCGTATTGATCAGCAGCAGGATAATGGCTCCTGCGCTTGCGATAAGGATTTGCTCCAAACGCTTTAAGCGGGCGTTGATGCCCGCGTAACGTTCAGCGCAGACTGCTTCATGCGTTGACAATTTAGCCTCCACGTCTTTAGCGTTTGGTTCCACGGTTTACGCTCCAAGCGAATCGCCGCCTATCGAATCAGCGGCAATGATTTCAACAGTTACAACCTCATCCACCGTTGTTGCATATTTACCCTCAACCCATGTCTTATCCGAGTGGTTCCAGTTCCACTGGTAACCTGCCCTGTCTGCTGGCTTTGGTGGCCGTACAACCCATTCATGAGACCACCAGATAACTTCCATACCTTCAGGGCGGTCCGGTGCATCAGGCACTTGTACCCAACCCTCTGTGCCGTCAGTCTCAGGCTTGGGTATTGATCCGTTTTTACTGTAGAGCATGTTTTACCTCACTGGACTGGGAAGGGTGCTGTTGGAAGCACTGTCATGTCTCTGGCGACACCTCTGGTCACACGCACATCATCTATATAACCGTTAAAGTTGGATGTGCCTGCGACTGACATTCCTAAATGCAAAAATGTTCCAGAACTTGGCGTAGCTAGTGCTGATGATGACGTTGAAGTTGTCCCTGCTGTTGTGTTTAAGTAAGGGGTAAACGTATTCCCGCTGCGCACTAAAGCAACCCTGTACCACTGACCAGTCGATATGCTTCCCACCGACACACCGGAAGCAATGTCATAGCTTGATCCGTTTGAACTCAGGTAATAATTCAGCGATCCTGTTGAAAGTACATAAAAGGTCAATACGTTTGTTGTTCCTGTTACGTTAAGCACCGCTTGATCAGCGGCCACACTATTAAACCTAACCCAAAACTCAACAGTGAATGCACCGCTACCAAAGGTAAATAAATTCCCTGCCGGAGCCTTAAGCCCTGTATTGGATGTCCCATCAAAACTAATACTCCCACCACCCCACTTGCTCTGTGTTGTGCTGATCTGAGCATTCCCAACAGTCTCCAAGACATTCTTGGCAGTGGCATCGACGACACCAGCGTTGGTGAAGTTAAGGAGGAGGGAGGTATTGGTGATGTTGGTGAGAGGTGCTGTGGGAGGGGTGAAGGCTGTTCCACTAGGATAAAGACAGGTTCCTTTTAACAAACGAAAACTTGATATATAGCCGCCAAAATAGTTTCCATTAAATTCACCTGCTCTGCCTATTGCAAACTGGCTTGAAGAATCATTGACTGATGCGGTTGAAATTGAAGCAGTCCCATCCTGACCGCCGTTGATATATTGACGCAATGTCGTTCCATCACGGACAAAAGCAATATGGTTCCACGTATTTGCTACTAAAGACGCTGTACTTGTACACAAGTAATCTGTAGTTCCAGAAAAAGCACCATTGATTACTTTATTAGAAGCGTCCGTACCACCACGAATAGATATTGAAGCTAACGATCCACCACTATCAACTTGACCATACGCCCTAAACGTACTGCTTGTCCCGTTCCAATATACCCAATATTCAACCGTGAAGTCTCCGGTTCCCATCGTAAACGCCGCATTGTCAGCAACACTCAAATAATCCCCACTACCATCAAAGTACCCGCTACCACCCACTGCTGATGCTGAGTAGGACTGTGTAGGGGCGAAGGGGGAAAAGGGGGTGATGGAGGGTGAGCCTGAAGCAGTGATTGTGTAGCCGTTTGTGCTGGCATCACGAAAACGATTGGATTGACAAGTTAGCAAAGACGTATTGCCATCGTTTGTGTACGGTACTAAT